AGCCCGCAAGGTTTCAACTGGAGTTTCTAATTGTGTATCTATGGGCACTGCAGTTGGTAAGGCAATTTGTACTGATTGCGCCCGCGTCGCTCGTACAGAAGCAGAATTTTGCGATCATATGCGTAAGAAGAGCTGCTATGGTGAAATTAACGTTGATTTAAATCCATTAGAATTATCTATTGTTGTTAATGGGGCTGATCCAAAAGCTAGTATTAAACATATTATTGCAGCAGCTAATACTCTTAATTCTTATGTAGAGAGTAAATCTAAAGAATTAGAAAAGGTTGCAGCTGATTTTACTGCTAATTTACAGTTCGCTAAAGGCGATCCTACTCTAGGCGGCAGTGGTGGCGCAGTAACTAACGTTAGTGTTACCTCAAAGGATTTAGAATCATTTAAAAAAGATGTTGAAAAGGCAATTGTAGATTTTCAGAATTTACAAGAATCCTTATCAAATGAAGAAAATACAGAAAATCATGGTAATGATATGGCATCAGATCAGCCGTCGCATATTGCAGATGTATCGACAGCAGATTCTGGATTAGCTCCGCCACACGCAAGATACGCATCTGCTGAAGTAGGGGTAGACCCTATAGCCGAACTTCATGAGGTCACAAAGACTATTGAAGCCAAGCTGAGCCAAATGAAACAAAGCTTGGACAAGTTATTAAACACTTCTACTAACACACAAGAGGAAAATATGTCAGGATCTAATATAAACAAACAAGGTTATTACCAAGGCGCCGGTGGCGTTAATGAGCCTACCCCTGGTCAGGCAAAATATCCAAACGATCCTCTAAACGAAAAGCTTAGAACCGATGGTGACAAACATATGGCTGGACAAAGCCCTTTCCCAGAAGTTGGTTCAGTGGATGGTATGCATCCAAGCCCAGACTCTGCTGAACAGTCAAACGAGCTAGAGCGTAAAAAGATGCTTGCCCGTGCTGAATCAGAAGAAAGAGCACAACGTCGTCAAGCGATTGTTAATCTTGCCAAAGCAGCTCTTGAAGATAAGAAAGCTTATTTCCAAGGTGGTGGCGGTGTCAATGAACCAACTCCAGGAAAAGCAAAATATCCAGTTGATAAAGGACACATGGCTTATGAAGATGATAAGCACATGCATGGTACTAAACCATTCCCAGGCGTCGGTCCGGTTGATGGGATGTATCCAGAAGATTTAAAAACTAAGCAACTTCATAGCAGAGCCTCTTTAAAAGCCAGATTTGTTAGAGCCTCAAATAATGATGGCACTGCCAATTTAGGCAAGAGCGCTTGGCAAGTATTTCTTGGAGATAGTTTATTATTAACTGCTTCTGTAAATGAATTATCTGGTAATCGTGCTGAAATGTTACACGACAGTATTGCAACCAAAGAATTCGGTAGCAAATTAATTGAAAAAGTTAAAGTTCATGGAGCTGATAAGGTTCGCAATTTAGTCAAGAGTGGTCAAGCTGCCGCTCCTGCAGCACCTCCTGCTGACTCTTCTGCTCCAGCTGCCCCTCCAGCAGACTCTTCTGCTCCTCCAGGTGGCGATGCAGGTATGGAAGATACTGGCAAGTCCGGTGATCCAAAAGAATCTGCAATGGATTTAGCTGAAAAGGTTAGAGATTTAGCATCAGATTTAGTTGAAGCTGTTAGAGCATTAACTGGTGAACAAGCCGAAATGGGCGCTATGGAAGGTGCTCCAGGAGCAGCTCCAGCCGCCCCAGAAATGGGCGCTGCCGCTTCTTTTAGCACGGCGACATTAAATAATTTAAGAAAAGAATTAAATGGTGCGTTAACTCACGCCATGAAAGAATCTGTTGCTTCTCTTAATGATCATGAGCAAGAACTTACCATGATTTCGGGAATGTATGATAAGGGCGCAGTTACTAATTCAAATCAAGAGTTTGTTGGAACTATTGTAGAAGACGCACTTAATGAAGCCAAAACTGCCGTTGCAGATGGTTTCAAATTAATGACCGCCTTTGTTAAGTATGCTCGTGGCACTACTGCTATTGTCAAGCGCGCGGAAATTGAGGCAGAACTTGAGGCATTAGCCGAGGGAGAGAATATGAGCGAATTTGACGCTAATGATGGCGATGACGATTTAATGGCAATGGTTCGTGACACTAATGCTTCTTTGGAAGATCTTGGTGGCGATCTTGGTGGCGATAGTTCTCTAGATGCACTTTTGCATGATGAGCATAGTGAGCCCGACGGCGACGAAAGTCTTTTCGGCGGTGATTCTCACGAAATGTTAGCGGCAGATGATAATGATCTTGAAGTTAAACCAGAAGAACTTCAGAAGATGTTAACTCAAGCCTCATTTAATTCTAAAGCTGGTCGTGCGGCACTTCGTGCCAAACTTGCTGGCGACGCGCTAGGAAAGCAAGATGATGGTGAAGTTTCTGATATGTCCAAGCAAAAGTGGAGTGATATGTTAGACCAAGCTGACAAGCTTACTGATGGACAAACTGATCTTGATGTCAAACCATCTGATAATCTAGGATATGTTGAAACCCTTCCAGAAGTAAATAAGGCAATGATGGATCTTGCAAGAATGCCGCCAAAGGTTCGTAAAGAAGCTGAAGCCATTTACAAATTAGTCTCTGAAGGAAAACTTGATCCAGCCGACTTAGATGCATTAGTATCAGAAGGCTTAGATAAGGACGCAGTTGCTTACTACAAGAAATATTGGGGACAAACCGATGGTGGTAGCGAATTTGCAAGCGAATTAGTCAAAGAACACGTTAAGGCTGAAATTGAAGAAGAACTTAACAAGTTTAAGATTAAATTAGCAAGGTCATATGAATTAGCTTATGATATGGTAGACCGTGGATTGTGTTACCATGATAGAAACGCAGTCTCTGCTCAAGTAGATGAAATCATGAAGTTTAATGATGATTCTTTTGACTCCCTAAAGAGAGTTGTTGCAAGACATCCAATTACAAACCTTCGTAAAGAGGGTGGACGTATGCCACAAGTTGGTATGATTGGTTCTGGTGATTTAAGCACCGCATCTCCACAGACTGAAGGCGATATGTTCTCACAATTGTCAGCAGCATTTTCTAAAACTTCCAAGAGAAGTTTCTAAGAAATAAAACAAATAACTAGAGGATACTATGAAAAATAACAGTATATCAGATTTTGTCGCTGCATCAATGGACGCAGTATTAAAGAGTGACGCACATAAGTCTCTCTTCGGAACACAGTATAAATTTGCTTCAGATGAAAATGATGCAAAATGTAAAGACTGCGGAAAAGATTCTTGCACTTGTGGAGATACAGGGGCAGCAGACGATCCTCCAGCCACTGGAACTGGTAAGGGTGCCGATCCTTATGTCTTTAAACCAGATGTAATTAAAGCAAAGCCGCCTGCCGGATTATCAGGAATTGGAGACCCTAAAGCCAATGCTAATCAATCTGCTGGCACAGCTCGCGATGTTGGTCCATCTGATAATGCAAGCGCATGGGACGCAGATGATAATGATGCTCGCAAGAAGAAAGAAGAATCTTCAAGTTCAAGCGATTCTGATTCTGCTTGGGATGCCGACGATAACGATGCTCGCAAGAAGAAGGAAGAATCTTCTTCAAGCTCAAGCGACTCTGACAGCGCATTTGACATGGAAACCTCGGCTGCATTTGATGTAGCTATCGATAGTTTACTTACCGCTTCTGCGGCACTTGATTCTGTTGGTATGGAGAAGTCTTCTGCATTTAGTCTAAGACTTGCTTCTTTAGTTGTTGAAGCAAAGAAGAAAGACAAGGATGCAAAGAAAGATAAGACTGATTCTAACGAAGCTCGTGATAAGGCTAAAGCCAAGGAAAAGGCTGCTAAAGAAAAAGAGAAGGCTGCTAAAGAAAAGGCAAAAGAAAAAGCATCTCGCGACTCTCAAATGGCAAAAGATAAAGCCGTAAAAGAAAAAGAGAAGGCAAAAGCACAAGCCGAAAAAGAAAAAGCCGCTAAGGAAAAGGCAAAAGCCTCTTCAAAGAAGTAATTTTACTTCCCAACCAAGTAGGATATAATGTTTAAAACAGGCGGCTTTGGAGATGAGATCTATCAATCGATGGAAAAACAATTGGTCTCGAACCAATTAGAAGACAAACACGGATTTAATAAATTATCCAAAGCCGCTGATTACCTTAATTCTGCTGCCGAGATTTTTGAGCAAGTCGGCATGCGCAAAGAAGCATCAGAAATTACAGAAGTCTTGCATAGCTTAGCTGCCGACCAGCTTGCTAGCAGGGCTTTTTCTGTTTCTGATCTTTTAGGCAAAATAGATATTTTAGGAGTTAATGAAGAAGATCTTCATAATATTTTAGAATCATCAACACCCGCTCAGCTATTTAATATCGCTAAGAAAGTATCTAGTGTTATGAAAGGTAAAAGTTCTTTATCAGAAGAAGTGCTTAAATCTTTTAAAGAGGCAGATTTAAGTGATCCTAAAGTAAGAGAAAAGTTTGTTTCTAAAATTATGAGTGCTCTTAAGATCGCAAAACTTTTTGTTTAAGGAAAAATTATGATCAAGAAGAGTGTATTTGAAAATGATTTAATCGCTGGAATGCAAAGAGAATTGCGCTCTCACGATCAAAAACAAGGGTTTGCAAATCTTGAAAAGGCAGCGGACTATTTAAATTCAGCTGTTCAAATTTTAGAAGAAGCCGGCATGACCGCTAAAGCAGACAAAGTACTGATGATTCTTGCCAAAATTGCAACAAAGACTGATACCAGAGTTAAAGAAATGCCTTCTTTAAAAGCCCTTGTGGAAAAGGGCGTGAAGATGGAAGATTTGAAAAATCTCGGTAAAGGCGATGCTTTTTCAAAGGCACGCGTTAATACTGCATTTAGACGATTAGGTTATACTGATAAAGAGATTTCTCATTTAATTGGTCATCATAATTTGATGCATGAGAAAGAAGCTGCTCAATTATTAAGCCCAGAGCGTTCTTTTGAAAAAATTAAAGAGTGGATAAAAGATCCTCACGCTCCAATTAGTCACACCGATCCGCAAGCCAAAGACTCTATTAGTTTTACTAGTATTGCACAAAATTTACATGATTCTCTTGGAAGACCCGTTTCTGATCGTCACACTAATGGATTAACGCCAGAAAAAATGACGAAAAATTTACAAGATCATGGATCAGTATTTAATTTGTCTGATGATGGCGCGGCTGATGATCTATTAAATGCCGATATTGATAATAATAATTTAGAAGTATTTGATGAGGATAAACCCTTCGACAATACTGATTAAATTGTTATATATAGAGTAGGTATAGTTAGAAAATAAGGTATACATGCTCAGATTAGTTCAGGTCGGAAATGCACTTCCAGCTTCATTTATATGTGATCCTTCGGCTGAATTTCAGCCGGGTCAGATTGCAGAATTAACAGTTATTGGCAATCAAGTAATGGCAACCGTTAGTAACGGAACGGCGCCCATTGGCGTTATTGATGATATTAAAACAAAAGCATTTACTAATGTTTCTTGGAATGAAGTAGTAATTGTTCCGGCTGTAGGCGTTCCCGGACCTAATGGAACCACTGTAACTCCAATTGATATTAAATCAGAATTAAGAAAACCAAATGTTATATCTTCTAGTTTTAATTCGACAGTAAATGTAGCGTTAAATCCTGTAAATGGTATAATAACATTTGCTGCAGGAACGCCATTAAATTTTGATTTAACGGGAGCTGGTTCGGCTAACGCTATTAGAACTATTGTTAATTATACTTATCAGGTATCTAATATTCCTGGTGATGATAGTACGGCAGGATCTCAGCGAGTAACGGTATGGTTTCAAAGAATGTTTTTTCAGACTGACCAATACGAGACTAATCAGCAATACCCGGTCAGGGCTAATTTATATGTTTCTGAGACGGGTTATTTGACTACCAGGCGCCCAAGTGCAATTCATCCCGCTGTAGCGATGGTGACGGCTCCGCCAACTAGCAGTCACGTAATGCTCGAATGCCTTTGGTTCTGAGTCCTAAATTCACTGCATATCCTTTTATTTAATAGAAGCTTTCTATATTCCGGCATAATGTAGATGAACCGATTTATTGGGGATATAAATGAATTTTAAACACGAAAAATTTGATGACTCGGCAGTTATGCGCTCTTTGGAAAAAGTAGCGAGAGAAAAGGGTTGGGTTGAAGTCAAGCCAATTACTAAATCTGCTTCTAATGAACTTAATTTATCTCCCTCTCCTAATTTGGTAGATAATGTAATGAAACTATGTGCTGGTTTAAGACAAGCTGGATTAGAAAGATATGCATTAGATGTTGAAAATAAATTCGTTGCATTTAAGCAAGCAGCAACATTATATGATACGCATGGAGAGACCGGCGATGATTTAATTGATGCCGCTCATCCAAAGGGAAGTCATAAAATGGAAGGCTTGGATAATGCTGTTTTTAAAACAATATTAGATCGACATGTTGATATGATTAATATGATTGATAAGAAGCCATCTGGAAAATTATCAACTAGTGAAGAAGTGATTAGTGCAG